TAATTACATGGAAGCAAAAAAATTCAAGTTGAAAGAACTTGAAGAAAAACAAAGTGAAAAAGATGAAATCCTACAATTAAAGTCGGATGTGGAAGATTTGAAGGATATGTTAAAACTGGTCTTAAATAAATTGGATAAATAGCTAAAACTGTAAGTTCTAATAATGGCGGCAAGGAATGTAAATCTAGTTCTTGAGCAGGGTGTTGACTTTCAAGCCACTTTTACCATTAATAATGCATTTAACAATGCACCTTTGAATCTTACTGGTTATACTGGAATCTCTTCCATAAGAAAACACCCATCCTCAACAACTGCGTATCCACTGACAGTATCTTTTCCAGATCGTTTGAAGGGAAAGGTAAAAGTTTCTATGGGATACACTGCCTCAAGTGCAATTGAAGGTGGTCGTTATGTTTATGATTTAATTTTGGTATCCACGAACGATTACAGAACAAGAGCTGTTCAAGGTAATGTTCTAGTAACCCCAGGTGTTGTCTGATGGCAGAATACGTAGTATCAGTTGATCAAAGTCCAGAATATGACGTTGGTGTCAATTATGAGATACCATCAAAGTCTATTCAAAATACTAATCTTATTCTGGATCATCTGAACTCTCAGTTCGATGGATCAAAAACATTATTTGCACTAACTCATAATACTAACGTTTATACTCCTATAAACGATCAACAAATACTAGTTGTAAAAAACAATCTGGTATTAGAACCCATTGAAGATTATAATATTTCTGGTAGCAATATACAATTTACTGTTGCACCTACCTCAACTGATGATGTATTCATTATTGCTCTGCAATATACTGCAGATCTAACCAGAACTGTCAATTTCATTGTTGATTCTGGTAGCAATCCTATGAATTCTGGTATCAAAGGTTCAGTTACCATTGATGTCACTGGAACCATAGAACACGCACAAATTCTTGCCGATCAGGCTGGTGATATAAGTGTAGAAATTAAAAAATCTAATTTTTCTTCTTTTCCTACCTTCAACACCATAACTGATTCTGGATATATTTCTCTATCCAGTGCTAGAGCTATTCGTGATGATGTTCTAAATAATTGGGATAACACTATAACGGCTGGAGACATTCTACAATTTGAAGTCATCTCAGTCAGTAATATCAGGAGATTTCTAATCTCTTTGAAATTAAATTTATAAATAACAATAGTTATTTCATCTGTAGCCAAGAAGGGAGTTGTTTTAAATGGCACTATTAGTCCCCAATATTGGAGAACTTGAATCACTAAGGTACTTGGTTGCAAATAACAACCACGTTCCTACTCTTGGTGATCAGTCCCCCAGAAACCTTGTTCTCAAACTGTTCACATCGAACACCACCCCAGCGGAGTCTGACGTACCTTCGCCAACTGCGTATTATGAACCATATGGTGTAGGTAACACTAATGCATACGGTTATGCACCTACAACTGGTTATCCATTCTGCGTAAACAACAGAACTGACCAAGCATATACTCAACAAACAGGTATTCTTCTTAACGGTTCTCGTTGGACCATCGCTCAAGTAGGTTCTGGTACTACTGCAACTTATCCAGAACAGACATTTACCTTTACTGGAAACGCTGGTGACGTATACGGCTACTACGTTACTCGCGCTAACAACATGCCTACTAACGTACAAGGTGTTGTACATGCTGCAGGTGTTGGCGTCGGAACAACAGTAAGTCTAGGTAACAACTCTGATCCTATTATCGGTGTTATTGGTAACTCCTACGTAACTGTCGATCCTAACCAAAGTGTTGATGATCTTACACTAGGTATGGTTGCAGGAGGTAACCCTGGTATTGTTACGGGAACTAAAGTCATTGGTGTTGATAGAGCGCTTAAGGTAGTATATCTGGATAACGCACTAATCGATAACATTCAGGTTGCAACTAACCCAACCGTAACATTTAGTTTCGGTAAGGTTACTATGGCGAACCACGGTCTCGTCGCAGGTGATATTGTTTATGTTGCTGCAGGTACTGCAAATACAACAACCGCTTCTGGAACTTATACCGTCTTCAAGACCATCAACAACGCCGAATTCGTTTGTACTCCTGCACTCAATCCAACTGAAAATGCAGCTGCTGGTGTTGGTACTGCAACTCTCTATTCCAGCATCATGTATGCTGAGAGATTCACAAATGGTCCATACACCATTCAGAACAACGGTGACCAAATCAAGATCACACTTAATGTCGCACTTGACTGATATTTGATCTTTTTTTCTTAATTTAATAGTTTGAATTGTGAGGGGGTTGCTTATTATGAAGCGATCCCCTCCTTTGTGATCTCTAAACTATATGTTAGGTCGAATTGATGCCGAATGTATTCAAGTTTAATATAATACAGGCAGATTTTCCGTTTATAGCGGAAGATTATGGTTCTATTACGGATACTACTGGTCCAGATACCGTTGACTTCGGCGAAGGTCTACCAGTTCAATCCGTACCAGATTATAGTACCGATTTATATTATCCATTAGATGCAAATGGAGAACTTCTTCAGAATCCAGGAAGTTATGACGAAACTGGTCAAACTTATGATAGTACTGGAGTAACTGAGGACCAGGCGTTCAATCCTGCATATTTACCATATTTAAATTACGGATATATCTACGAAACCCAGGATCAATATCCTGGTGGCGGTCTCACAGTTGAAGGACTTACTGGAGAGGCTAAGACCACTAAAGATTACACTCCTCCACTCGATCTCTACATTATTCTTGCTGGAGAAGTACTCAAGAAACTTGTTAAAGTTTGGGTTGGTACTGGTCAACTATTTGAGATCAGAGAAGACGGTGGTATAAGGTTAATAAGACAAACTGGCGAATCTTCAGGAACTCTCCGATTCGACGAAAGCACCGTGGGTGCTACGGAGAAAGTCTCTTTTAACCCACCAGAGAACAACCAACTATACAGCATTTCTGGATCTTCTGTCGAGAAGTTTGTAGCTCAGACTCCAGAAGATACCATATTGTTCACCACTGGTGGTGTTGGTCTAACCAAACAAGAATGGAATTACGGTTATTACGGGGACGATAACGATCCTGGTACATCGGGTATTATTACACTTGATGCAGGTTCTGTACCTACTAATGTTGTATTCAGTGCTGATTGGACTGGTACTGGATCACTATTTGGATTTGGAGAGAAAGACGAAAGTGTAACTTGGAGTTACAACAAATCTTCCGTTGGATTTGGTACGGAAGATTGGGGTTATGTCTACGAACAGGCAGCTCCAATCAGTTGGGGATTTATCACCGATCCTGTTGGTGGAGTTGATGATAATTGGGGACTTATTACCGAAACTGATCTCGTTAAGAGACCATTCGGTACAATCTTCTTTGATCAGACTACAGAAGGCGAAACAAGACTCTTATATCTTTACGAAGTTACTGGTGCTGGTACTTCTGGTGGTATTACCATCTCAGGTAGACCTCTGGTCCACCCAGAGGTTGATTACACGCCTCATTATGGTATCGATAAGAATATTGGTATCGGGACCACTGGCATCCAGATCAGCGGTGAGATTGAGAATCCAATCAGAACCTTCAGTCATGTTGGTGTCGGAACACTATTCACTGCGACAGGTGCTGCAGAATCTATCACCTGGGATCCCCCAGTTGATACTGTTCTATATGATTTCTCTGGAAATGCTCTGGAGAGACTATCAGCGCAGACTCCAGAAAGAACTGTCAATGTTGTAATTTCTGGAGTTGGTACTGACGAGAAGTTCACTGCTCGTGAAGTTGGTGTTGCTTCTACAATTACTCTCACTGGAACTCTGGTCGAGAAACAGACCGATGATTATGTTGGATCTGGAATTGCAACGATTTCTGGAGACGCAGAAACCAGACAGATCGGTGTATTTGGTTATTATGGTGATGATGCAGATCCTGGTACTTCAGGTATTATCACCGTCTTTGGTGAGCTGAATCATCCAGATATTGATTATACTCCACATTATGGTATTGACAAGAATATTGGTATCGGTACAAC